GCTTGGGGACCTTGAAAAAGTACGGCTGTCCTCCCGGACCGGGCTTGACGTAGTACCCGTTCTTTTGCGCGTTCCAGCTCGGGGCCCGTCGTCCTTCCACTTTATTTTTGACCGCCGCGCCCTTTTCGATGCCGAGGGCGGTCCGCACGGGTGACGGCATCTCCACACCCGCGTTGGCATAGGCCCGGACCACCTTCGTCCGAACTAGCGCCAAGTCACCCACCAAAGGGTAAAACCGAGGTTTCTTGTCCGGACCGGGTCGAACGTAAAACCCTTGGCGCTCTTCCGTGTAGCTCTGGGCCAGGGGATACCGCGCATCGAGCATAGAGGCCTTTTTGCCTGTTTTGTTCTGACGCGCCGGAACGGGCTCGTAAAACTTGAAGAGCCACTCTTTTTTATTCGTTCCGCGCAGGTACTTAAAGACCTGAAGATGATCGACCTTGTACGTTCTGAAAAGACTCTCTAGAATCTCGCCCGTCAGGCCCAACTGGTCCCGTGACTTGAGACCTTGGGTAAGGACCGTTCCGTTTCCGTACATGATGAGATTCACATGGGGCTTGACCCAGTTGAGATACAGGCCGGGCATCATATCGGGGTCGTACCGCGCCCTTCCCACGGAACTCGGGAGTTTCTTGTTAATCTCTTCCGCCATGTTTTCCATATTCAGGGTTCGATCTATGAAAAGTTTTGTATCAATTTTTAGAATTCTAAAATTCAGACGAGCAACGCCCGGAAAGTACGTCCGGTCCAGGTATTGCAGGATGGCCTCAGGGGTCTGAGTCGTGTTGATCTGGATCCGGCCCGTGCTCCTATTGAAACTCACATAGGCCCTCGGGTCCGCGACGTGAAAGTCCCAGCGGCGCACGCCGCCCAGTCTGTTCGCGCCGACGACGGCACCGTTGCTCACACGCACGGAGGCCTGTTTGGCCCCGGGAAAGTACCCGAGCATCTCGCGGACCCCGTTATGAAACGTCTGTACGTCCAGACCCCTGAAAGGCGTCTCGGGCACGTCAAGAATGGTCGATGTGATCTTGGGTCGCGTGAGTCTAAAATCAAAGTTCTGCGTCGGGCCAAGTATCCAATTATGTTCGACTGGCGCGGACATCTACTAGATGACGGTATTTAAATCCTGAGCCAGGTCACACCCGAAGATGAAAGGCTGTGAAGCGAGCGTCTGGTCGCGCCACACGAGCGTGTCGTTCCGGACCTCCAACTTGCGCGAACTGAACGGTCCTGCGTAAAAGTCTGGATTGAACCGAGGTCGGCCCAAGTTGTTCTCTTGACAGTGCTGGTTGAAAGTCGTGACGAATTGCTTCTGAGGACAGAACAGATCCGGACCGTACCGGACCTTTTCGCTGGCCAGGAAGTGCTGGAGCGTGTTTGTGACCATGGCCACCTGGTTCTGAATGTCCAGGAAGTACCGGGGCACGACGTTCCAGATGTCTTGGTCCGAGTACCGCTGAGCGTACTCGAGGTAGGCCCGGACGCACTTGCACAGGATGGCGTCCATCTCACCGTCAAGTTTCTCGTCCAAGTGTGGATCTGCCTCGGAGACCTGACGGCCAAAATTCCAGGTCATCAGGCGCCGAAGCACGGAGCCCGAGTTGTCGCGCCAGTGGGGCACCTCGTTTCCGGCCAGGATTCCCGGGACGTTCCACGTGAGGCTCACAGCCGTCTTGTTCTTACGCGCGATACTCATGTCTTCGCCACTGACGAGCGACTGGAACTCGGACTGCTCGAGGGCCATGTCACCCTTGATCTCGGGACTGATGAACATGAAACCGTCATGGATCGACTCGAGACCAAACTTCTTTTCGATATTGTTACTCAGGGTCCGGACATCCTGACCTTCGTAAAACTTTTTACAAATTTTTGTAATGATTGTCGATTTGCCCGACCGCGCGATACCCTTGAGAAAGGGGATCACCTGCCACGAGTCCATCTCGTTGGTCGGAAAACAGAGCCGACCGCAAAACACGTAGAGCCACCGGCACACGGCCTCAGGAAAGTCCTGATAGTCCATGACGGACTGCATGTGGGGTGTGGGCACGTCGTACCAGTCGGACACGGCCAGATTGTCCGCGTCAAAGTCCTGGTCGAAATACTTGGAGGAGACGATGGTCGGGTCCAGGTGCTTGAAATTGTCTGACGTGTACGCATAGAAGCGCGTTGTGTACGAGTCCTTCTCGAGAAACTTCCCTATGAAGATGCCGTTCCGGAAGGACCACACGTTCCTGTTCTTTTTGATGGCCGGGAACTGGAGATCCTTGCAGTTGGTCAAGTGCCGAATAGTATCCTGGACGATTCCACCCTTGCTCGTCATGTTCTTCCACATGTCGTATTTCTCCTCCTTTTGCGAGTAGAAATACACGAAATCCTTGATTTCCATCACGGGCTTCCACGCCTTGGTCAAGTGGCCCTCCTCGGTCGCAATCTGCTTGCAGCAGTAGTCTCCGTAGCGGCGCATCTTCAGCTTGTACGTCTGGTCCAGGAGATACAGGAGGAACTTTTGAAACGGGCTCGTCTGGTCCTTTTCAGCATCAGCATCCGCGAAAGTACTCATGGTCTGGCACCTGAATATCTGCGACTCCATGTCGCCCTTGATAGGCACGTACGTTGGATGATTGATGCGCTCGTGGGTCCGGACCCACCTGAAAATCATCTCGTACGTATCATCCACAGTCTCTATGAGACGCGTGATGCGCTGGCCCATCAGAAACTCGTTCCCCGTGAGGTCCCGGCTCGGCTGGTCACGAATGGCCAGTTGGCCCGCCTGATGGTACAGGTCGGACAGGAGCATCACGAAACGGCGGCGCTGCTCAGACATCGTCTCCAAATTTACATTTTTCATGTTTCCGTCGTCGAAATCGAACAGACGGTTCATGAGCCCCAGCGGCACGTACTTGTCGCCCTTCGTGTTCAGGCACATATGATCCTCGAGGTCCGTGACAAACTGACCCAAGTCCTCGGCGTTCATATTCAGGACATCCGAATGGTGGAGTTCCATTCGGATCTCATTCGTTTTTTCAGGAGTCTGGTGATCGATAGTGTGGACCTTCTCCATTTGTAAGAAAGGTCAAGATATTTTTAAGCGGCGTCCGTCTCCGGCTCCTTGGAAGTGCACTTGCACGGCTGGACCTTCCCCAGGGCACTCAGCATCTTTACTAGAATTTTGTTCTGCATTTCGACGGCAGTTTTCAGACCGACCAGGGCAGTCGCGACCGTCTCGCCCTCCTCGGTCGTGAACCAGGACTCGAGAGCGCCCAGAAGGTCCAGACCGTCCTCGTCGTCACCAAAGTCCAACTCCTCCTCCTCGTCCTCTTCCAACTCCTCGGGCACGGGCTTCGGTGGACGCTGAGACATTTACTAGGGCCCTTGATTTTTAGGATGGGCGTTTTTACGCGTTGTTTATTATCTTCTTCAGGTTGTTCACGGAGACGTTGGTCGTCTTGAGTTGCTTCGCCAGTTCCTTGAAAGCCCCCTTGGCTTCTTCAAGAGCCGCAGACGCGTTCACCGCCTGAATAGACGCGTTATTCAGGGCTGCCGGAGACTGAGTCTTCGTTGCGTTGGCGGCCGATGCCGCCGCGTTCGCTACAGCTCTGTTCGCGTTGATCATGGCCTTCTGGGCATTATTGGCAGCTGTGGCCACTCCCTGGTTGGCCCGGGCGTTGGCCAGTGCAGCGTTGGCCACGGGGCCGGGCACTGGAGCCCCCGCAAGACTTGCGTTCGCCTTGGCGGCCGCTCCAGCATTCACACTCGTCTTGTTCATTACTCTCGACCGAGAAAATTTCAGGAGGTGCGTGTCGACTCGGTCAAAATTTTTTTCTCGGGGACTAGTACCAAGCGATCATGGCAGGAGGACTTATGCAACTCGTTGCGTACGGCGCGCAGGACGTGTACCTGACGGGCCAGCCCAAGGTGACTTTCTTCCAGGCTGTGTACAAGCGCCACACTAACTTTGCGATGGAGAACATCCAGCAGACCGTCAACGGCACCACGACCAACAGCGGCCGTGTGTCCGTGACCATCGCCCGCAACGGTGACCTGGTCGGCAACATGTACGTGTCCCTGCTGCCCATCACGGCGAACACGACCTCCAACAACACCGTCTTCGACACCTGCTGGATTGCCGAGCGCGCCATCGCCGATATCGAGATGACCATCGGTGGCCAGCGCATCGACAAGCACTACCAGACCTGGTGGCGCCTGTACGCCGAGGTGTTCCTGGGCGAGTCTGACAAGTACGCCTACGGTAAGATGACCACGACCGCAGCCTCCTCCACGGCCGTGCTGGGCACCAGCATCAACGGCAACCAGCCCCGTGTGTACCTGCCCCTGCTGTTCTTCTTCAACCGCAACCCGGGCCTGTACCTGCCCCTGATTGCCCTGCAGTACCACGAGGTCCGCCTGGACTTCGACCTGACTGCCTACTACACCAGCTACTTCAGCACCGACTTCCAGGTCTGGGCCAACTACGTGTACCTGGACACCGAGGAGCGCCGCCGCTTCGCCCAGAAGGGCCACGAGTACCTGATTGAGCAGGTGCAGCACACCGGCGGTGACTCCGTGACTGTGAACGATAGCTTCCAGCTGATCCGCCTGTCTTTCAACCACCCGGTCAAGGAGTTTGTGTGGTGCTACGTGAACCCCAACCAGAGCGCGACGGCCAACCTGAACGCCATGTGGAACTTCTCCACCAGCACCCAGAACGTGCAGGTGACCTGCAACACCTCCGCATTCGTCAACTCCAACAACTTCGTCCTGCCCCACGTGGCGGGCGTGCCCCACCTGCTGCTGCAGGGGGCGTCCCTCTCCGTGCCTGGCATCACCATGGCTGCCGGCTGGGGCAACACCTACAGCTGGATCGAGGAGGGCTACCCGAGCGCGGCCGCGCAGTACGAGGCGGGCCCGCTGAACCAGTTCAAGGTGATCCTGAACGGCCAGGACCGCTTCAAGGAGCAGCTCGGCAAGTACTTCAACACCTACCAGCCGTACGTGTACCACAGCGGCACCCCGTACCCGGGCATCTACGTGTACTCCTTCGCTCTGCAGCCGGAGGAGCACCAGCCGACCGGCACGTGCAACTTCTCTCGTATTGATAACGCCCAGGTGGCCGTGGCGATCAAGGCGGGCACTCAGGGTGGCATCCAATCGACCCTGCAGAAGCTGTTCGCGGTGAACTACAACATTCTCCGAATTCAATCCGGGATGGG